TCCAGGCGAGCACCTCTGGCACTTCACGCCGGAAACGCTCGCAAACGCGATGGCGATCAACGGGCTTCGTCCGGTCTTCATCGGCTCGCCCGAGGACGCGGTCCGCAAGAATGATGGTGACTGGCCGAACATTCTTACGATGGTCTTTAAGGCGTGAGAATCTGCATCGTCTACCACCAGCGCCTCGGCGACATCATCCGCGTTCTGCCGATTGCACGGCATCTGGCCGGCCAAGGTCATTCGGTCTACGTCGAGTGCCTCGCCCAGTATTGGGGGCTCTTTTCCTGCGTCAGCTACGTGCGGCCGTCGGACCCGAAGCAGCGCGACAAGATGCGATTTGGCCGCGTGCTCGAGCTCGAGATCTGGCCGCACCGCTACGATGAATACCGCGCGAGCGGGAAACCCTGGGGCGACTTCGTCTTCGGCCTTTTCCCCGAGTTCGCCCAGCTGAATCAGCGGCCCGAGTTCGATCTGATCGACGAGCAGCCGCCGCTGGAGGACTACGGCTTCAGCCGCGAGATCTGCCTGCTTGCGCCGTTCGGTTACAGCCAAGGCAAGCAGTACCACGCCGGGGCGCTGATGGAAGCCTGCCGGCGGGTCGCCAAGCGGCCGATTGTGTTCCTCGCGGACGAGGCGCAGGAGGCGAAGCTCCTGACCTGGCGCGTGCCGCAGGCGATGATCCTGCGGGCAAAGTCGCCGGCGCACTTGCCGCGGATCATCCGCGACGCCGAGGAGATGTTCACCATCAACTCGTCCCCGTGCATCATCGCCGGCGCCGTGCGGAAGGAGTTCTGGCACGTCTCGTCTGGCGTCGCGCAGGATGATGCCTTCTCGCCGGCCTCGCGCGTTGTGACAGTTGGCGATTAAGTATGGCCGCAGTCCGCGACTTCGATCCCGTGCAGCTGGCGCTCGACCAGGGCGCCATCTTGGAGCAAGCCGGCATCACGTTCTCCTACCTCGGCAGCACGATCACCGGCGTCTGGTCTTCGAGCCGGAACCTTTTTGACGAGTTCGAGGATCAGCGCCGGGACGATGTGAAGTTCACGGTTTTCTTCACGACCTCCTCGGTGACTGGAACGCCGGCTCAGAGTCAGACGCTGGTGCGGGCCGGCACGACCTACTTCGTGGAGCAGGTGCGGTTCGACGCGGAGGGCGCGGGCTGCGAGATCGACGTCGCGAAGGTGATATGATCGACGTTACGCTCAACTCTGGGAAGCTCGACCTGGCGCTTGAGCGGCTGGCGCAGTCGGCGCGCGTCGATCTAGGCAAGGTCATCAAGCAGGAGGCCGGCAACGTGGCGCGGTCGATTATGATGATTCTTCCGCCCACCACGAGAGATGCCGGAACCGCGGCAAAACCGAAGTCGTCAGGGCTCGCGAAGGCTGCCAAGGAGCAAGGAGAGAACGCGATCAAGGCGGATCTGTTCGGCGGACGGCGGAAGAGCGACGCGCGCTATTCCTCAATCGGTCTTTTCCAGCGCATCGGAAGCTCTACGCTTCAACCTCCGAAGCGTTCGCGAACGCAGACCGCAGCCGTCAATCTGGGCTGGGAACGCTCAAAGACGATAAGGATTTACCACAAGTTCTGGCGCGAAAACGCATCCAACGACGAGATGCGGAAGTTCCATCTGCGATACCGCAACAAGTACGGGCGCGTGCCTTTCGTATCGCGCAGCCCAATCGGTCGTTGGCAAGTCCAAGACCAGATGTGGATCAGCAATTCGTCGGCCGATTCCTACTTAAAGTCGGTGCAGCAGAAGGTCGGCTGGGCCAAGGCTGGATTCGCAGCGGCCGCTCTCGCTACTGGACAGCGCGTGCCCGCTTGGGTTCGCCGTCACGCAGCGCGAGCCGGCGTCGAGTCGCACAATTTTACCAGCGATAAACCGTTTCTGACCGGCACGGCGACCAACATCAAGGTGCCTAACCCTGATCGCTACGTGAATGATGCGCTGGAGTTTCGCGCGAAGATCACTTTGAAGAAAGTCGACGCCATCCTCGCTAACCGCGCCGTCAACCTTGGATTCGCACGCATCAGCGGCGCCGGCGTCGTGCAGGAGAATATGCCACGATGAGCACCCGCACCAACATCCGCAACGCCATCGGGCTCAAGCTGACGCAGGCTGGCGTCGTGCCCACGGCTAATCTACTCAAGGGCCGCAACAACACGCTCGCCTCGACGAGCTTCCCGTCTGCCGCCGTTTACGCCGTCAACGAGCAGGTCGAGGTCCGAACGCTGGCGCCGTCAAATAGGACGCAGTACCGGACCTTGCAAGTGATGGTCGAGTATTTCACCGCCGAGGTGGCCGGCTCGCCAACGATCATCGACGACCTCTTCGACACGGGCTCGGCTGCGGTCGAGGCCGCGGTGCTGGCTGACGTGACCCTGGGCGGCGTCTGTGATGATCTCCTTCTGACAAGCGTGGATTATGTGATCGAACCTGACGAGGAACGTCGTTGGGGCGTCGCTCGTCACAGCTTCTCCTGCATCTATTTAACCACCGACTAAAATGGCGAACCACTTAGGCCGCGAAGGCACCGTCAAAATCTCGTCGACCACCATCGGCGAGCTCCGCAACTACTCCTTGGCTCACTCCTCCGACGTCGTCGAGGATTCGGTCATCGGCGACACCTACCGCACGCGGAAGGCCACGCTGAAGACCTGGAGCGTCAACGGCGACCTCTACTGGGACGAGACCGATGCCGGCCAGATCGCGCTGACCATCGGCTCGACCGTGACCGTCAACCTCTATCCCGAGGGCATCGCGTCGACGTCCACCTACTACACCGGAGGCGGCATCGTGACGAAGTTCGACATCAGCGCCGCGTTCGACGGAATGGTCGAGGGCTCGATCAGCATCGAGGGCAACGGCGCGCTGTCCACTTTGACGGTTTGAGGTGAAGGATGGATGCTATTGACCTAGTTCGCGAACACTTCGCCTCGCTCGGCACCAAGAAGATTGAGGTGCCCGAGTGGAAGCTGACGATCCACGCCACTCCCGTCACGCTGGCCGAGAAGGCGCGCCTCTACAAGAAGAGCCGCGAGAGTGATATGGAGCTTCTCGTCGACATCCTGTTGATGAAGGCGACGAGCGAGGACGGGAAGAAGCTCTTCACCATCGAGGACAAGGCGGTGCTGCTCAATCGTGCGGACTCCAACGTCCTCGCGCGAGTGGCGAACGCTATCCTAGCCGACGATGCGCCGAAGGCTGAAGAGCTAAAAAACTAGCCGGCGGCGAGGCTGGTGCCGACCTCCTCGCCGTCTATGCGCTCGCGGATCGTCTCGGCAAGTTCGCTCACGAAGTCCTCCAGATGCCAGCTCACGAGATGAACGGCTGGATCGCCTACCTAAACCACCAGCAGCGAACCCAACACCGCAATGGCTAGCGCAACCTTTACCCTACGGGCCGTCGACGCGACGCGGGCTGCGTTCGCCTCGGTGCAAAATTCGCTGACTCGGCTGGAGAACCAGACGAAGGGCATCGCGAAGATCACGAAGCTCGCCTTTGGCGGCGAGGCGGTGCTCGGCACGCTGAATATGATGAAGCAGCGACTCGATAAAGTCGCTATGGCGGGAGACGAGATGGGCTTCAGCGATGAGCAAATAGCGAGCGCCATCAGGATGGAGCGGGCGGTCGAGGGTACGCTGAATTTCCTGACGCAGATACCTATCGCTCTTGGTCAGGTTGGCATCAACATCGCAAACGCGCTTGGCCCGCAGAACCTCAAGTCAGTTGAGGACACGATTCGCGACTTCAAGCTGGAGAAGTCCAAGAAGGACATCGAAGCCACGATTCAATCTATTGGTAAGCTTCAGCTGCAATTTGAGCAGCTATCCTTGACCGAGGGTCAGGCGCTTGATCTTCGTCGGCAGCAGGCGCTTTCGTTGCTTGATGAGGCCGCGCAGATGATGAGCGCAAAGCCGGTCGAAGCGCTGCAAAAGCAGGCCGAGGCCATCACGTTGCTCAATGAATCGAAGCGCGGATCGCTTGCGTTGGATAAGGAAATCGCCGATGCCCAGCGTGAACTTGCAAAGGTACTTCCCGCAGCGAATGTCGTTGGTCTTTCTCAACAGGAATTAATCGACGGGCTGAGTGAGCGCTACAGGCGCCTCGTGATTGATATCACCGATCTGAATGTTGAGCTCGCTACTTTCCGCGAAATCGGAAGGCCAATAGGAGAAGTGCAAGAGAAGTTGCTTGCCAAGATAA